TTGGTTTTGGTGTAAATGCAGACAATTTACAAAGTGTTTTACTTAAAGGTGCTGGTTACGCTATCAACCCTCAATTACAAATGATTTATCGAGGTATTGGTTTAAGAAGCTTTACATTGTCTTTTGTTTTCACTCCAAATTCACAAGATGAATCAAATGAAGTAAATTATATTATCAATCAATTTAAATATCATTTTGCACCAACACTTATGGCGGGTAAAGAAATATCTTCACAGTCTATGTATTTAATACCTCCATCAATATTTACTGTTGACTTTATGATTGATGGTGTAGAAAATAAATTTTTGCCAAAATATGGCAATTGTGTGTTAAAAGATTTAGATATTAATTTTACACCTAGTGGTTGGGCGGCATACGATGATGGTGCACCTGTTCAAACAACATTAACACTAACATTTACAGAAACAGAGATTCTCGATAAGATGAAAATTCAAAAAGGTTATAACGGTGTGAATGGAGGATTAAGATAATGTTATATTTTGATTCTTTTCCAAAAATTGCATCAACAGATTATAAAAATAATGCTATAGCATCAACTAATATTATGGCTAGAACTAATATGATTCCTGCTTTGGCAAGAAATCCTTTATTGTTTTATGCCTATGATATACAAGAAGGTGATACACCTGAGATTGTTGCAAGTAAATATTATGGTGATGTTAATAGGCATTGGATGGTTTTATATGCAAACCAAATACTCGACCCACAATGGCAATGGCCATTAACTTCTCAACAGATGTTAAAATACATTAATGATAAGTATGCTGTTGAAGCAGATGATGCTGGTTCTCCAAGTGTTATTTCTTACGCACAACAAACAGTTAAGTATTATCTAAAAATATTTGGTACTGAAAATTCTGAAACTGGCAAAACACAAACATCAATGATTATTGATGAAGATGAATGGACATTGTTGCAAGTAGATAAAATTACACAAAATTTTCCAAATGGTACAAGCGTATCAAAGTTTATTTCTAAAAGAGCTTTAAGCATTTACGATTGGGAAATGGAAAATAATGAAAGAAAAAGAAAAATCTATTTGATTAATAACATTTATGCACCTCAGATTGAATCGCAATTTAAAGAATTAATGAGTAAGTAAATTATGTCAGGTATTCTCTATCCAAAGGACTATGCTTTAGTCAATTTAATGTTGGTCACATCCGTAGACAATATGGATATGAAAAACATATTGGTGGAGTTGTCATATCATGAAGATATTTTTAATAACACCGCAGCCGGTTATTTGATGGTAACCGATTCTATGGGTTATATTGAATTATTAAACATGAATGGTACAGAATTCTTAAAAATGACTTTTGCAAAGGTTAGTGGCGTTGCACAAATTGATAAAATGTTTAGAGTTTATAAAATAGATAAAAGAAAATTAGAAAACAATATGAACACCGAATCATATTGTTTGTACTTCTGTTCAGAAGAACTATTACTCTCAGAACAATATAAGGTATGCAAATCTTATCCAGATTCTACTATTTCAGATAATGTATATGATATATTATCTAATGAGTTAGGCATAGACGATAGTAAGATAGATATTGATGACACCTATGGTGTGTATAGTTTTGTGGTGCCTACAATTAAACCTTTTGATGCAATTAATTGGATGGCCAACTATGCAAGACCATCACCTAGTTTACCTGGTGCAGATATGGTTTTCTTTGAAAACAAATATGGTTTTAATTTTAAATCATTACAAAAATTAACTACACAGGCACCGTATTACAATTATGCATACAATCCAAAAAACGTAAGTCCTAAAGATATGCAAGGTAATGTATACAATGTTACCACTTATGAGATTTTAAATTCATTTGACACCTTGCATGGTATTAACTCCGGTATATTTGCAAACAAATTATTGTCAGTTGACGTATTAACTAGAAGATTAAAGACAACAGAATTTGATTATAAAAAATATGATACTAAGTCTAAATCTTTAAATAAATCTAGAGTTGTTAATAACTATGAAAATAGATATGGTGATAAATTAACCGATACATCTCAAGCAGTATACAAATTGGCATTTACAAACTTCAATCAAAAGGTTGTTCCTTATATTGATGAAGCAGGTCGTGTACCAGAAGATGATACTGCTGATGGTGCAACCTTTGATGGACCAGTAGTTGGTCCTGATATTTTTGCAGAAACATTTATTCCACACAGAACTGCACAGTTGGCATTGGCTAATTATATTAGAATTAAAATTTCTGTACCTGGAGATCCTGCATTAACTGTAGGAATGACACTTAATTTTTCTTTATTGTCATTAAATCCAAATGCAAAATCACCCGATTCATTTTATTCAGGTAAATATTTGGTAACTGCGGTAAGGCATATGATTACAATGAATGAGTATAAGACTGTTTTAGAATTGGCCAAAGAGAGTGTACCAAACTCTTATGCATCACCTAGTGGTGGTTCTGTTATGTGGCAAAGCATGGTATAAGTGAGGATAATTAAATGACAAAGGCAGTTAATAGTTTTGCAGGACTAAATGGATTTGTTTGGTGGGTTGGTGCAGTTGAGAACCGAGTAGACCCTTTGGGTTTAGGTCGTTGTCAAGTTAGAATCTTTGGTTGGTATGGCAAAGAAATTCCAACATCTGATTTGCCTTGGGCTCAAGCTGTATATCCAATAAATGCATCTAAGACATTTTCTGCACCAATGTTAGGAGATTGGATTCTTGGATTTTTTATGGATGGTGAAAGTGGACAATTTCCTGTTATGTTAGGTGTATTGCCTGGAGTTTGGCAAGACCCAACGAGCTTTAAGTTTGAACAATCTGAAGAACCAGATATGACAGATAAAGAAAAAGACCAGTATGTAGACCCCGACAAAGAGTATGGAGATAAAGATCCAAATGATGTAACGGCAACTTATAATGCCGAACCAACAGATACACCTGAAGAACCAGAGGAGTAAAAAATGACAGTATTAGCAGAAATTCAATACGATGAATCACAATACAATAGCGTAAAAGAAGTGGACCCTCCACGTCCATTATTTGTTGCGGACCGTTTAGATATTCCTGGTAAACCAACAACACCAGATATTTCCCGTGGTCACAAAGACGGAACAGTAATTGCATTTTCAAATTATAATGTAGTTGCAATTGATGACCCAAAACAAACTGTTCCTTATTATATTAATAATCAACATACAGCAGTAAGAAATCAAGTTCGAACTAGGCGAGATGTTAGAGAGAACAAGATGAAAACTGAAGCAGAAAGTGGTGTCATTACTACTCAAATTAGTGAAGCAGTCAAATGGATAACAGCCAAATTGAAGTTAATAAATAGAATGATGAAAACCATTGATAATTTTTTTAAAATGATTGCAAAAGTTGTTATGAAGTTAAATCAAATTATTGCATGGATTAAAGCATTACCTGTTGCATTAGTTTTATTAATGGCCAAAATTCTTGTTAAACTAATTGGTGCTGCCAAAGCAGCTGCAAGTGCAGCTTTTAGTAAATTAGGTGGTGCAAAAGGTAGTGGTCCTGGTACAGAATTTGGTGCATTGTTAAAAGAAACAAAAACTACTTTGATGGGTGCGGCTTCAGTTGCTAAATCTGCATTGTTACTTGGTACTAGTGTTGCACTTCTAGCAACCACATTCTCAGGCACCGGACCCACTTCCAAAAAACGATCAAAGAAAATATTTTAATGGCAGAACAAGCGAATAACACCAGTATTTGGCACACACAGCACGATGTAAAGCCTGGAAAATATCCGTATGTAAATATGACACAAACGGAATCTGGTCACATCAGTTTGATGGACGATACTCCTGGTAATGAAAGAGTTAGAACTCAACACAGAACTGGAACATTCTACGAGATTGATCCAAGTGGCTCAACAGAACATGTAGTGTTAGGTAATGGTTTCTCAGTATACATGAGAGATAGAAACATTGTCATCAAAGGTACTTGTAATATCGAAATTCTTGGAGATTCCAAACTTCATGTTAAAGGTGATTGTTACTCGCAAATTGATGGTAAGATGTATTCTCAAGTTGCTGGTGATGTAAAGATTAATGCAGATGGCAATATTGATTTGGTTGCCGGTAAAGAAATTAATATTGATGCGGGTGGTGAAGGTGGAGATATCACCTTTTCTTGCGAAAATGCCTTTACAATTAAAGGTGATTTGGCCGTATCAGGAAGTATTACAAGTGGTGGTTCTATCAATGCAACCACCAACCTTACTTGCGGTTACAAACTTTTTTCACATGGTGGAATTGATTCAATTGGTGGTGTTAATGTAGGATTCACTATACCTGGTTATGAGAACTCCTCAGGTAAAGTCATTGCAAATGTATCTATGTTATCGCCGCAAGTTACAGGCACCACTATGGTTGAAGGTGGTGTAGTAAAAGATTCTATGGGTTCTATGCAATCAACCAGAACCAAATTTAATAGTCACAATCACATGGGTGATAAAGGACCAACTTCACCTCCTAGACAACCAATGCCATAATGACCCAATTATTTGATAGATTACAATTTAACTTTGACACCACTAAGTTTGGTACTACCTTAGATTTGCCTGAAGAAGCTGTAAATACTATCCAATCTATGGCAACCGACATTGAGTTGGCAGATTGGCAGTTAAATGATATGGCCAATAACAATGTGATTACTACAAATTATTATGTTAATCCTTTGGCTAATGTTTGTAATAACATTACTGCAAATCTATCAAATTTGGTTGCATCAATATACACAATTCCTTCACCAGATACTACAACAATAAATTTATTAAATTCAGCAATAAACTGTATTATTCAGTTAGATAGATTCAAATTACACACAGATAATGTGTCTGGTGTATCAGAAACTTCTGGTTCACCAACAATACCTTCATATTTAACTGCAATTAATACAGGACAAACATTAGTTACCTTGTTAAACAAAACTGATGGTATTGCCAATAGTTTACCTGCATATGGTTCATTAACCAGTTTATTTGTTGTTGATGAAGTTGAGGCCAATAATCTTGTTATTGGTGAAAATTGTGAAATTTTTGTTAATTTTGTAGGTGGTTCAAGTTCAAATTTATCAATATTTACAGCTGATTCAACATTATTGACAACAGACGGCACATTATTAACAGCTGATGTAAATACCTTAAATATTACTGCAATTAATAATATTAAAAACATTATTGATAAATTTAATGAATTTATATACAATAGATGGTCACACGATTGGAATTTTTATGCAAATGCAGTTAAATTGATGGATGATTACTTTAAAATAAGTAATTTTACTAATATAGGTACGGCTCAGACATATTTACTTGAAAATGTTATTGGTACTCCAAAAATTAAAACCGATATTGCAAATAATAATATTGTAATACCAGTTACAGAACCAGAAGTTGTTCCGACTCCACCATCATATTATGAATATTTTAACCAATTTTAACACATAAATATCAGATGGCCACAATTAAAAAGATATATTCCGATTTAGATTTAACTTTTAGAAAGCTACCCGTTACTAACGATGTGGCCGTAAGTTATGATGAACAGGCGGTTATTCGTTCAGTTCGTTCTCTATTGTTGACTAATTTTTATGAAAGATTATTTCAACCTACTTTAGGTTCGAATATAGATACCCTTTTATTTGAACCAATTAATGTTTTAACTGCTGGTTTAATTAGGGAAGAGATTAAGAATGTCGTCCGTAATTTTGAACCAAGAGTTGTTATTCAAGATGTTACTGTAATTCCTTCACCAGATACTAATTCTTTTAAGGCTACATTAACTTTTCTTATAGGAAACAATACTTTGCCAACAGCCGTAAATTTACTTCTTGAAAGGTCAAGATAATGGCAGCGTCCAATACCAATATAAAGGTAGCTGATTTAGATTTCAGTAATATTAAGCAAAACTTTATAACTTACTTACAATCGCAAGATACACTCAAAGATTACAACTTTGATGGTTCTACTATGTCGGTCTTACTCGATGTTTTGGCCTACAATACACACTACAACTCTTTTTATCTAAACATGGTAGCCAATGAAATGTTCTTGGACACCGCATTACAAAGAGGTTCTGTTGTATCTCATGCAAAATTGTTGGACTATGTACCAAAATCTTCTATTGCACCTACAGCATTTATTGACATTACATTTAATGGTGTTTCTAACACATCATTTACATTACCAAAATTTACCAACTTCTTGTCGGAGTCGGTGAATGGTGTAAACTATAACTTTGTTACAACAGATTCATCAACAGTATCCGTTTCTAGTAATACCGCAACATTTACAAATATTGAATTAAAACAAGGTGTTCCAATTACTCACCGCTATACTGTTAATACTGCAACTAATCCTAAAAAACAGTTTGAGTTAACCAATTCTTTAATTGATACAACCACACTTAAAGTATTGGTTCAAGAATCCAGTTCCAATACTGCATATCAAGTATTTCAACCCGCAACGAATTACTTAACATTAGATTCAAATTCAAATGTATACTTCTTACAAGAGTTATCTAATGGAAACTATGAAATTTCTTTTGGTGATGACGTTCTAGGCCATGCCGTATCTGATGGTAATATTATTACTGTTTCTTATGTTGTTACTGAAGGTACCAAGTCTGCTAAAGCAAACAACTTTTTGTTGATGGACCGCATCAATGGTTATACAACAACATCAATTTATCCAAAAATTGCGGCTTCACAAGGTAGCGGAAAAGAAACCATTAGTTCCATTAAATACCAAGCCATTAAATCTTATTCTGCACAAAACCGTGCAGTATCAAAAAATGATTATATTTCTGCGGTGCAACAAAATAAACTCGGTTTCTCATTTGATGCAGTTAATGTGTGGGGTGGCGAAGAAAACGATCCACCAGTATACGGCCAAGTCTTTATTTCTTTAAAACCAACTGGTGGATACACTTTAACCGAAATTCAAAAACAAAAAATTGTTAGTGATGTTATTAAACCTATTAGTGTTTTGACTGTAACACCAACCATTGTTGATCCCGATTACACTTATATTAAATTAGATATTAATGTATATTATGATCCAGCCAAAACATCATTAACTGCCGGACAAATTCAAACTGGTGTAAAAAATGCTATTATTGCATTTGGTAAAAAAACTTTAAATACATTTAATTCCACATTTAGTTCATATGATTTGTTAAACACAATCCAATTGTATAACAATTCCATTTTAACCAGCGATTATAAAATTAAATTGCAGAAGAAATTTTATCCAAATTTTTCAACACCCACAACTTATAAATTATACTTTAATGCACCTTTACAAAAAGGATTGTTTTTAAGTGGTACAAGTAGCACACCAACTCTGCAATATCCAGATCCATTGAATCCACAAAGGTCAATTAACAATGTTTATATTGATGAAGTTCCTGTTTCCACATATGGTGTAGAAACTATTTCTGTTATCAATCCTGGTTTTGGTTATCAGTATGCACCTAAAATTGATATTCTTGGTGATGGTGTAGGTGCAACTGCTACGGCTGTTCTTGCAAGCGGAAGTATCAAAAGTGTTACAATCACTAACGCAGGTAACAACTACACCAGTGCAATTGCAACAGTAACTCCGCAACCAGGTGACACTACAGGTCAATTAGGTGCTTTGGTGGTCAACCTTCAAGGTAAATATGGTACATTGAGAACATACTACAATAACAACAGTAATGCTAAAACTGTTCTTGATGACAACATAGGAACAATTGAATATGATGCTGGTTTAATTACTTTAAATGCTTTTAATCCTACTAGTGTAAATAATGTATTTGGAATGTTAACTGTTTCTGCAACACCAACAGTTTCAACTATTTCTTCATCATACAATAGAATTATTACTATTGATGAATTTGACTCAACAGCAATTACGGTTAATGTAATACCTAAAACTAACAACTAATGATTCCAAATAATCAAAAAACTTCATTACTGATTCCACATCAGCTTCCTGCATACATTCGGGACGATCCTGCATACGATAAATTTGTATTGTTTTTGCAAGCATATTATGAGTGGATGGAACAAGAAGGACAAGTAACTAATCGTGCAAAAAATATCTTAAACTATACAGATATTGATAATACCACTTCTGAGTTCATTGATTATTTTATTAATGATTTTCTGCCTTTTTTTCCTAAAGATTTATTGGTTGATAAAACGAAGGTAGTAAAATATGCCAAACAGTTCTATCAATCAAAAGGAACACCGGCATCATTTAAATTTCTGTTTAAGGTGCTTTACAATTCAGACTTTGATGTGTATTATACTAAAGAGTCTGTATTAAGAGCTTCTGCTGGTACTTGGTACGTTGCTAAGAGTTTAAAACTGGCTTCATTGGATGACAACCTTTTAAATATTAAACAATATAGGTTGTTGGGTGAAACAACTAGGTCCATTGCAACAGTAGAAAACTCCGTTGTTGCTGGAACCAAAACGGAAGTTTTTGTATCCAATATTCAACGATTGTTTCAATCTGGTGAATTTGTTCGTGTAGTTGACAATAACGACCAAGATGTTTTATTTGGTGGTCAGCCACTTAGAGCAAAAATTGTTGGTCAAATTAGTTCAATAACAATTAATCCAAAATATCGTGGTCTGTATTATCGACCAGGAGATCCTGTTGTTGTTTATGGTGGATTAAATGAAGATACATTGTTTCCTGTTGGTGCAAATGCTCAAATTGGTACAGTAACGACTGGTACAATTAAATCTATCAACGTTGATGATGGAGGATATGGGTA